GTGATCTTTTCTTTTTTTGTTCATCATCTTTATAGTAGTTTCTTCTAATGCTTAAAATCTTACCGCTTGGATATTCAAGAGTTACTACATAAGGTAATTGTATTCCTGTAGCAATACCATTTTTCATATCTTCAAAACCAGGCAAATCTAAATTTACTTGCATTTCTAATATAGTGTGTCTTTGATCATATGATCCAGATTGCATTTCACCACTAAGTTCATCATACTTTTCTGTAATATCAGAATAACTACTTTGTGATTCAGATAATTCTATATCTCTATAAAAACCACTAACTTGCATTTTTCTTACATCATTAGCTGATTTACGCATAACATGAGTTGCTCTTTCACAAGTTTCTAAATCACTTGCTCCATAATTAACAACTACATCTTCTGATGGAACAAATATACCGCTAGGTCTATCTAAATTAGGATCATAGTAAATTTTTCTAAAAGCTGAACCTGCCAAAGGTAATGAAAATAATAACTTTTCTGTTTCTGTTCTATATTCAGACATCTCATGAGTTAATAAATAATTCATGTAGTCTTCTACTCTGCTAGCCTGTTTTGACTTTTCATCAGTTATCTTGCCAACTATTTTTGCTTTTACTGGACCTTGTGCTGGAAATATTTCTGATATTGCTTGTGACTGAAATCTAATTATTGCTTCAGATAACATAGGATGAAAAACACCACAAGCTCCGTTCCAAGGCTGTGTACGTTCTTCTATTTTTAATCCAAGTTGATCTAAACCTTTAGTATAGGTATCTTCCCACTCTTTTCTTGAATCTTTATCCATGCTATAAGCATTAATTAGATCAGAGCCTATTTTATCTAAATCATCATCAGATATAAAATTTACTAAATTACTATCAAAAGAACTTGGATCTTGTTCTTGTTGTGGATCAAAATCTATGATCATACCACCATCTTCAGTTTCTACAGCAACTGATTCTGGATTTTCTATTGTTATACTAATATCATCTATTTCAGGTTCTTGTTCTATAGTTCCATCAATAGGTGTTCTTGGTTCTATTGCCATTAAATATCCTAATAATAGTTTGCAGTTCTGTCGTGTTCTATTTCCTCATCTTCTTCATCTGAGTATAAAGGAACAAAACCTCCCTGTCTAAATCTTAACAAAGCTTGCGTGCTGCTATCAACTAAATCATCATGTTCAGCGTTTGGAAAAGCAGCAAACTCTTCTACGACTTCTTCTGCCCATCTTGTCTGTGGACACCATACAATACCTGAAGAAAACAAATCAGCTACTGCATTAACTCTAGCAATCTTATCATTACCCCTACTAGGTGTATATTCTTGCACTGGTATTCCCATTTGTCTTAACTCAAATATTAATGGCATACCAGCAGCCTTAGCTTCTATAATAAAAGCGTCAGGTTTATAAAATCTGTATTTTTCCATAGCTTTTTTCTTTAACTCTGGAAACTCTAATCTTTCTTTATGTGCGTCTAATAAAATAACTTGTGGAGCTAATGTGCCACTATCTTCATCTTCACGATAAAAAACACCCCAAGTAGTACACGCAGAATAGTCAGCTCTTTGCGATTTTAAAAAAGCAGTATCCCAAGATTGAATAATAAACTCACATTTCGGAGGTTCGTTTTGATTCCATTCTCGCCACCACTCTCTCTTTATAATAGCTCCTTCCTCTGCAGTAGGATCTTGCTGATACTGAGCCATCCACTTAGCAGAAGGTAGTTCTGATCTTAGTGCTTCTAGTTCTTCTAATTTCCAGAACTCAGCCCATAAAGGATTACCTGAAGGTAGTATTGCAGGTAATTCTATAACTTCCCATTCATCTGCACCGCCACGTTTAACACTTGCGTCAATTAATTGACCTGTTAGATCCCTGTCGTGCCATCTTGTCATAACTACAACAATAGATCCTTTCGGCTGTAAACGTTGTCTAGGTCCAGATGTGTACCACTCGTAGGTTTTATTGAAAACATTTATATCTGAAGAAGCACCCTCTTGTTCTGAATGAGGATCATCTATAATAAGTAGATCAGCACCTTTACCAGTAACTGCACCACCAACACCAATAGCAAAATATTCGCCACCTTTGTTAGTATTCCATCTTCCAGCCGCCTTGCTATCTGCTTGCAAGCTTACATCAGGGAATATTTTCTTAAAATCTTGACTATTTACTAAGTTTCTTACTTTTCGACCAAAACCAACAGCTAATTCTGCAGTATGAGCTGTCTGAATAATCTTTTTATCTGGATTTTTACCCAAAAACCATGCAGGAAGTAGGTATGAGGCAAATTCTGACTTAGTATGTCGAGGAGGCATATTAATAATTAGCCTTTTTATCTCACCTTTAGCTACTTTTTCAAAAGCTTCCGACATAATTTCATGATGTTTACCATGAATAAAGGCAGCCCACATAAAATTAACAAAAGATAAGAAACTATCTTCACAGTCTTCTCGTTTTTTTGCGTTTTCTAATTCATCTAAGAGGCTCAAAAGTTCTAATTTATCCTCATTAGACAGATTTTGTATGTTATTAAGTAAATTACTATTCATATATATATGTAGTACATAAGTAATTGGTAGAAACTGAATAAAAATGTATGTAGTTCATATGGTAGGTACATACTATAGGTAAATTCTAGGTATATCTAACTACAGATTATACAATAATGCACCTCTTCACATAAAAAAGCAATAAAAATAGAAAAAATTTTTTTGCGTCTAGGATTCCTTAACGTTTTTTTTGAAAAAAGGGGGTAGGGGGTATATGAAATCTACTATTTGAATGAGTAAATTACTATGTATATACTGTCGGCTGACTGCACGCAGTACAAGGGGGTGTGGGTATCCTTAGTGGATCTAAAAAAATAGGGTGGTGTCACTTTTCTTCTTTATAAAAAAAACATTTTTAAAAGTGGCTAAAAATAAGGCTTCTATAAAACTGGATCTCTTTCACCTGGTCGCTGATCAGTGGGAGCTGGATCTAAAGGAAGGTCATTGATCTTGAAGCTGGCTAAGTTTCTTAATAATTTCTTCTTCTATGTCTGATGACTGTCTTCTGTCTGTCGATTGTTGGATAACATCACTGAATAGGGCTACAGATTTACCTAGTAGCTCTAGTGCCCTAATTTGACTGGCTGAGGTGTCCGCTTCTTTGCTCTGTTTGTACAATTGATCTACAACATAGTTTCTTGTTCGTAGGTCGCTGGCTACTGCTGTGTCCTCTTTTCTCTGGAATGCCTTCTGAATACTTTGGGATATCTTAGGGTTGCACATTAAACGACTAGCTTCTACTTCTACCCATTTAGGAATTGATCCTTTCTTAGTTAGTTTCACGTTGTAAGCTTTCGCATATGCTTCTTTATAACTTCCTAACTTGCCTTTAATGATCTCATCCACAAATGCTTTTTGTTTTATGGTGAGTTGTTGTTCTTTCTTTACGAGTTTTAATTTAGGTTGATCCTGTTGTTTTGTCATATGGAAAGTTTAACTGGTTCTACTTTTCTTTGTAATGCTCTCATTATGATTGCAAATATAATGTTGAATTTAATGTGTCTTCTGATAATATAAAATGATGAACTTTATCAAGGGAGGTACACCACAAAGAAGTTATATAAGAAGTCTAATTTTAATTAGTGAAGTCTTTAGATTTTTTGCTTTATTACTCAAAAAAAATCAGCTGGCGGTGGGTTCTGATCTCTGTGTTGTTTCTTCTAACTCACTGCCTTTTTTTATGTGCAATTTATGTGGCGGTAGATTGCTGTTATTAATGCCAAAAACAATGGAGGACTTATGTCTAGAAAAGAATTAAGCGATAAAGCTCTCAAAAGTATGATTGAGGAGTTTAATAAATACAGTAGTGCAGATAACAAGTTTCTTGATGAAACTCTATCCGAATTTCTGTTTAAGAAGTTTGAGGAAATTATGTTAGTACAAAAGTGTCCGAGTGTACTCAGTGACGAAGAGAAAAAAGAGTACCGCAGAATTGTAGAAGATACCGCAAAATTTATAAGCGGTCTGAGAATGCGACAAGCTTGGGATATTTTGAAAAGCATGGAGAATGCTGAGGAGGTTCAAAGTAATGATTGAAGACACTTGGACTTGTCATATTTGTGGCTTGCCTCATTGCTCAGGGTTTGGAAATAATCCTGAGCCATTTGGTGAGTACGAGCAAAGATGTTGTGACGACTGCAACGAAAAAGTTGTAATCCCTGTAAGGATTTTAAGTATGTCCGAAAAGGCAGAAAGTAGAGCAAAAGCAAAAGCATTTTGTGACCTGGTTGTGAAAAGGATAGAAAAGAGATTGCAAAAGGAGGAGGGCAAATGACCGATTTTTTTGAGCATAGTCAAAAACAGATAGACGCTTATGAACGTCACGAAGAATTTGTTAAGCAAAGAGATAGAGAGTTTGCAGAAGCAAAAGAAAATATATATTTTCGACTTGCTGGACATGATAAATATTACAATGCTTTTAATTGCAAAAAATTTGAAGATAACGTGAAAATGTTTGGCTTTGATCACATAGCAACTGCGGAAGAAGTGCAGAAGCAGGGATTAATATTTAGCAAATATGCAATTAGTCTAGGGCACAAATATGGACACGATTTAAAAAGGTTTAACAGTAAAGAAGAATTACTGGGTTTTGTAGCTGGGTGTAATCACACCTATAACCAAATGCGACTAGTAAAGAAGCTAGTTTAAGGATCTTAAAGATAGCCACGTTAATCGTGGCTATTTTTTTACCTAATAAAAGGAGTTAAACGAATGACAGATAAGAAAGAATTATCGCAAGATGAAGCAACTTTTCGATTGCTTGTACTTACTAATGCAGAAGACATAGGCAGAGATTATAGGCTTATGACTAGAGAGCAAATTGAAACAGTTCATTATGGTTTCAATAAAAGACAGATAAGAGCATATATTATTTTACTAGAGGAAAAAGACAGACTGGTTAAGGTTTCAAAATTAAGAGTACTAAAAGAAGCTCAAACTAAATATGACGAGAAACAAGAAGAAAACATTGATTATGATCTGGTTGATTTTGTTCTTGAAGCTAAAACAAAATTTAAATATATCTATAAAATTTATTCATTTTTCC